ATCTTGTCTTACTTTTTGGTCGTTTTGTTCGAACAACAATCTCACTGAAACCGCTGAAATCAACTTACGAGCTTGTAATAACAATCTTCTTACGTTTATTCTGTCTAATGCAGACTCTCTAATTTGAAGAGTTTTATTACCCCAAATTACTGTACCTACGTCTGAGAATGTCGCGATTGGGTTAATTCTACCTTTGTAAAGAACGTCTCTATCTTCTTGAGTCAATTTCTTACGAGCTTTAACCGCATTTACGATACCTCTTGTATAACCTGCCGCTGCGAACCAAGGGAACGCGATGTTATCAGTTAACGCTAAGTTTCTTGTAACCTCAGCAGTTGGTGGTAAGTAAATTTGTGTATTATTAACACTATCTCTTGTTAATACCCAAGGGTAATATGTTGCAGTGTAGTTAGAATCAATTCCTGAACCTTCTAATATATCTACCGCCTCTTGAGGGTAAATTAAATCATCAGGGTTAGCAGTTGGTGTGAACATATTAAAGTCTGCAGTTGTACAGATGTAAATAGAGTCAGCTCTATCGTTTTCTATCATATCAATTGCACTTTCAACTAAGTCAGAGTTATTGTTATAATCAATACCCGGTGTTGCGAATACGTTAATGTTAACCGCTTCAGGATTTGCAAAACTTCTTTGACCTAATAAGTATGCGTAGTAGTCAGTGTTCCCCCAATCTTGAGTATTGTCTCCAACAGTGATTTGTTTAAACGCTCCCCAACCTGTAGCTGTAGGGTATTTAACTGAAGGACAAGAACCTTTTAAGTATCCACTTCTACCTAATACGAATCTATCTAAGTTAGTTCTTGATTCTCTGTAGATATCCCATCCATCAAAACCACCAGCAACTACCATAGTGAATTTACGTGCGTAAAGTCTGTAGTATGGGTTAGATTCATCAGTTGGGTCAGAACTAAAGTTAGCAGAACCTGTGTAAAACTTAGTAGTTGCACTTGTAATAGCTGACATCACATAGATATTTTCTTCAGAATCAAATACTTTTTCATAGAACGTGTTGTTAATTGTAATACCTGACGCTCTATTATCCATATGGAAACCTTTAGTTTTAGTGTCCCAAATATTACCTGTAATAGCAGTACATAAGTCTAATGGTAATTGTTTACCTTTATAGTTAACAAAATCAACATCATAACCAACAGTATCTGAGAAACCTAAATAAGTTCTTCTAACATTATCACCTGCAGTTCTGATTACGTCATCAGCACCTGATGCTAAACCAAACGGTGGGTTGTAAATTACTTCACCTGGGAAATCGTATTTTGTTTTAAATATTGGGAATGGTGAACGTGCTCCGTTATATGTTCTTGTATTATAACCATCGAAACCACAAGGTAGTGCATCTGTCGGTGCTTCCTCATTAACCTCAACCATTATATATTTAGAATTTAATTGATATTCACCATCAGCCGAACCAATTTTCTTAGCGATAAAGTTATTTTGATTAGGGTCCATAGAACAGTTAGTGAATTTTTCAATAACTTGAGGTGCAGAATCTGTGTCAAAATAATCTCTAACTAAGACATCAAAAGTACCATTACCAAATGAAATATTGGCAATTGATATTTTTACTTCTAAGTTAGCAGCATAACCATCAGAAATTGTTGTGAATTTAAATAAGTTGTAAACTTTATTACCTCTTAATTCTGACACAACCCAAGATGATTCAGGTGATTGATATTTTTCTAAATAGAAACCAATAGATGATGGGTCAGAACCTTGTCTAGCATCAGGTAAACTGATTAAATCACTACTTAAACCTCTAATATATCCTTTTCTCCATCCATAGTTTAATAACGCTTGGAATCTTTCTTCAACAAATAATGGAACTGACACTCTATCTTTACCGAAGTTATTCATACCAAATACTTTAGTTAAGTATCTTGAATCTGAATTTGAGAATGATGTTTCAAATGAGTAATTAGTACCTGTTCTACCTGTTGCGTTAACCGTGAATGTCGAGTATGGGTTTTTAGTAACACCTGAGTAAATACCTGAAGTATTAATACTAACATTTGACAAAGTTGGAACTTCGTAAACAACACCATCATCACCACTGTAAGTCGCTAAACCTCTTGAACGTAATGTTGCGATAACTAAATCATCAAACTCTTTATATGATTCACCTTCGTATTCAATGTATGTACCAACGATTGAACCACTAAAACAATTTACAATAGTACCTGTATTTATAGTTCCTATGTTTCCTGTACTTGCAGGATTACAAGGGTCTTCAGTTGTAACACATACTGTGAAATTATTAGTAACACTCAAATCTTCAGAAACTAACGTGTATGTTAAACAACCTGATGAGAAATCATTTACTGTTAAATCAGTTGTTTGTGGTGTTGATGAAACCTCAACATCTGTTGTACATGCACTGAATGAAGAAACAACTTGTGTTAAATCAACATTATCAGGAACATAAACATTAATAGTGTTTGTGTTATAATTAATACTTCCTGTTGTTGATGTAGTTGCACTTATTGTTAAAATTGCATCACCATTACCTGTGTTAATATATACTGTATCACCTGTTTCATAACCAGTACCTATTTTGTTAATTGTTATACCTGTAATCGCATTACCGTTAGTTCTTGTATCTACAGTTAAACCTGCCCCATAACCTGAAACTGTTACCGCTTCAATGTCTGTTTCATTAGTTGAGTAACCTGTACCACCTGATGTGATTAACACTGTTGATACGTGTCCATTAACATTATAAGAACTAAAAGTTGCACAATTTGAATTTACAGACGTTTGAGTTAAACCTGTTACATAAGTATAGAAAGATGAACCTGTATACTGACCACCACCAACATTGTCAAACATTGCATAATACCAAGCGTCATTTAATGGGTCTGAATAATCAATTAAATCTGAGTTCATACTAGTAACGTCAAAAACATCAGTTCTTGCCGTATAACCATTATTGGTGTTAGCTGAATAATAATCACCCGGAACCGCACCATAATAATAAATTGATGTTGCTGATAAACTCGGTGTTAACATCATATTATACAACTGAGTTTTCATCTGAGAATCTAAACTACTAATATCACCATTAAATTGTTCAAATGGTAAATTTAATTTTGCTAAGATTTGATTAGGTAATCCTGTTGTATTTGTGAATGTAATACTTGTTGTTGCATCAGTACAACCTGTAAAAGGTACTACGAAGTCAATTTCTTTATATGATACACAATCAGTTACACAGTTAGCCGTTACCGCACTTAAACAAACATATTGTATAGTGGTTGGGTCAACATTAGCTTTTGTGGTGATTGACCAAGAAGGTCCTGCATCATAACCCGAAAGACCTAAGACTCTTGTCACAAACAATTGATTAGATTGTTGCAAATAAGATTTTGCAATGTAAGACGCCTCGTATTTAGGGATTTGAGTATTTACGAATTTCTCAGGTGATGTACCCCCAAAGTAAGTTGAGAATTCGTCAAAGTTACGGATAAAAATAGGTTCAAATGCGGGACCTTTTAACGTCTCCCCAACGATACCTAATGTAGTTACCCCTACACTTTGTGCTACGAAACTCAAATCAACTTCTGAAGTATAAACTCCCGGTGAAACAAATACTTTACTGTTTGTAGATGTTGCCATTATTTTTTTGTTTTTCTTAAAAGATTTATTTATTTCATAAATATTCAGAAAAAAACCAAAATACTTTACTTTGTTTGAACTATTTATATTTTAGGTAGAATATTTTCTACCTTTTTTCTACTATGTCTGAAGATAATAAAAAAGTAAAAAATTTGAAAATTAGTGAGGAAGTTCACGAAATTTTAAAAACTTATTGTGATAAAAGAGGTATAAAAATATACCGATTTTTAGAGAAATTGATTGTTGAAAAATGTAAGGATAAGAAAGATATTTATGGTGAAAACTAAAGTAATTCATTAAAGAAAATGATATTACTTTCTAAATCTTCATCTTTTTTAACAACAACTAATCTTAACACATCACTATAATTTATTTGGATTTGATTAACATCATTTCCATAGTAATTATTATTAATATACACCTCAAAAGTATCGACGTTATCAGTATCCCCTAAATTTAAATTAACGTTATATTCAAATAATTGAGTTATGGTATTATTACCAACTACAAATAAAACATTAGTTTCGGTACTTTTTGGATTAGTATTGTCTTTAATTTGTTTTCTTGTTTTGTTAGTGTCAACCTCATAAACTTGTAATAAACGAGTTATTGCAGGTGAAACCTCAAATTCATCCTCATCAATTAAAAACCCTAACATTGTAAAGTCATAACTTTGAACATAATATTTTCGTTTTTCTAAATCATTAACTGACTCATCAGTTATACCCATATTTAGAATTGGAATGTAATGTCCTTTGATATTAGCGTAGGCTTGTCTTGATGCGAATTTTTCTAATATAATTTGATTGAACTTATTAAGTTCTCTCATTCTATTACAAACAATCTTAACTTGGTATTGTATATCTACAGGAACAGGTTGAGGTATTTTGTAAATATCCATTCCATTTCTTTGACCGTCCCATGTTGGAACTTGAGCGTAGAAAAATTGTTTTCTGTTAGGTATGTTATAAACGGCTGACGGGTTTGAACCAAATTTAACTTCAGGAATTCTAACAACAGTTATAAATGGGGGTTCGGCATTTTTGTCTAAATTTTGAAAGTCCCAAGTTTCAACAAATTGAGACCAATTTTGAGTTGTAATTAAAATATCAACCATAGGAATGGTTTTACCTTCAATAACCGTTTTCAATTCATTTTTAACAAAATCTAAAAAACCTTTATCTAAATCGGCATGCAATAATGATTTAGGAAGGTAAGTACCATCCTTATTAATTTTATCCAATAACTCATACCTTCTTGGTAATAAAGTTTTCTCTTCCGTTAATGGAATATTTTTTTTAATATTACTTTTTTTTGGTAATCCCATAATATTATTTTTTAGGAGTATTATCGTGACCGCATTTATGACAAATGTATTGGTCAGGTTTACCTTCTTCTACAGTCCAATCCCAATTCCAATTACATTTATCACAAAAAATTTCATTTTCTACGATACTCTCAATTAACATCAACTGTCTTTCAGTTATTATAATTTTCATAACCCTCTAAATTCGTTATTTGTGACAGGTGAACCACCAATACTTCTATAAAATGGTTTATACCCACCATAAGTATGTTTATTATCTGAAACAACCCTACCGTCATTATTAACGGTATAATATCTAATAACATCTTCAGTTTCATAATAACCAATGTAATCACCATAATTGATATCTATACCTAATTCATCTAAATGTCTTTGATATACACCAACTTTAATATTACCTGGTTCAGATTGAGTTATTTTAGAATTACCTATCATTTTGTTCTCAGGGGCTAAAACTTGAACATAACCTTTAAACTCAACAGGTGGTAAGAATTTAATACCATCACTAACCGTCTCACCATAAACATCATCAGTTTTGGTTTTAATACGGTCAATACGATATAACACAAGTGTAAAATTCATATCACCGTGTAACCATTCTTCACCCATATTCAAATCAAGGTTGTAATCTTCACCACCGAAGAATTTACCTAAACGATTTATTGGAACTCTATTGTTTGACATATTGATAAATATCTTAATATTTATTATTTTATAAGAAAAAACTTGTTTTGGAAGACAAAATCATTACTATAGAACAAAAGGCAATACATATTCTTGAATCATATTCAGGGGCAAATAACTATATATTAAAAATTAAACAACAAAAAAGTAGAAATAAAAACTTCTACCCT